CTAAAGGCTTTACTTCTAGAGGTCCAATGGCATGAGTTTAGACCCACAAACACTAATTAAACTTGAAATTACTCTAAACGAAGTTGAAGGTATTTTGGCGGGGTTAGGGGAACTACCTACTAAGACTGGTGCTTTTGCGTTGTTGATGAAAATCCGCGCGCAAACTGAAGTTCAACTACCTAAAGAAGAACCTAAAGAAGAACCTAAAGCTGAATAATGAACTACGAAACGCTGTATAACAACATACAAGCCTACGCCGAAAACACTGAACAATTGTTTGTGGCGACCATTCCTGTATTTATTCAGCAGGCTGAAGACCGTATATACAACAGCGTTAATTTACCTTCACTACGTAAAAATGTCACAGGTACTCTTACAGCATCTAACCCTTATGTAGCTTTGCCTACTGACTGGCTGGCCAACTATTCTATTGCTGTTATTGACGCTTCTGGCAACTACAATTACCTTTTAAACAAAGATGTTAACTTTATGCGTGAAGCATACCCAGCGGCAACGGCTACCGGTTTGCCCAAATACTACGCTTTGTTTGGTAGCCAGCTATCTAGTTTGGAAGACATGACGTACATTTTGGCGCCTACCCCAGACCAAAATTACACAGTAGAGATGCACTATTTTTACTACCCGCCTACAATTGTTCAGGGCCAAATTACAACATTAGGACTTTTAAATGGCGGTGCCGGATACACTAACGGCGTATATCAAAATGTGCCGTTAACTAACGGTTCTGGTGCTAATGCAACTGCAGATATTGTTGTTGTAGGTGGATCTGTATCAAGTTGCGAGCTCACTTTTGGCGGTAATTTTTATGTTGTTGGAGATGTATTAAATTGTTCCGCAATTACGACAAATAACAGTAATCAATTCAGCATTTCTGTAACTAATGTATCTAATAATACTGGACGTAGTTGGCTTGGCGATAACTATGACCCAGTATTATTTTATGGTGCAATGCGGGAGGCCATGCTCTTTATGAAGGGTGAAGCAGATTTAGTTAAATATTATGAAGACAAATACCAAGAAGCGGTAGCACAACTTAAACGTCTTTCTGACGGTCTTGAGCGCGGTGATTTCTTCAGAGATGGGCAGCTCAAAATGAATGTTGGCGGTAGAGGCTCCTAATGTCTAATATTGTTCAGGGGCAAACAACTACATTTAAAACCAACCTGCTCAGCGGGTTGGAGAATTTTGCTGTTGGAACTGCTTATACCTACAAAATAGCCCTTTATACCGGCAACGCAATACTAAACAACGCCACAACTGCCTATACAACAGCCAACGAAATCACAGGTGCAGGCTACACAGCAGGCGGAAAACCCTTAACTATTACACAAGTACCCACGGGCAACACAGACTCAAACACCGCATATATATCATTTGCGCCAGTAGTTTGGACGGGCGCTAGCTTTACTGCTAGGTGTGCCTTAATATATAATAGTACAACTAATGCGGCGGTAGCGGTTTTGGATTTTGGTTCGGATAAAACGAACACTTCAGCAGGAACTTTTACTGTAACATTCCCAACCCCCACGGCGACAAACGCCATTATTAGAATTAGTTAGGAGCTTTTATGCAAAAAGAATTTGCAAGTTGTGGCGATAAGGCAGAAATTAGTCTGCAAACTGGAGCCACTCAAAACGAATCAGTAGGTATTGAAGGCGTATATCATGTAGAGTGCCGTGATGCTGCTGGTAATTTAAAATGGACTGAAGATTTTCCTAACTTAGTTAATGCTGTTGGAAAACAGTTAATGTTAGATACTTTGTTAAGCACATCTGGAACATACACAACAGTTGGACCGTATCTTGGTTTAATTGGCACAACTAGCCCAACATTCTTAGCTTCTGACACCATGACTTCACACTCTGGTTGGACTGAGTTTATTAATTACACTGTTGGTGGTTCTGCCGTTCGTGGTACCGCAGTATTTACATCAGCCACTTCAACAGGTTCTAGCCCATCTAACGTAACTACTAAAACTGCTTCAGCAATTACCTATACTATTACTGGTGCTGGTGGTAATGTAACTGGGTGCTTCTTAACTACTGGCTCAGGCGCAAGCTCAACACAAAGCAATACTGGTGGGGTTTTATATAGCGCAGGCGCATTTGGTACAGCTAAAACCACAACTGCTGGTGATACAGTAAGCGTTACATACAGCACAACTGCTACTTCATAAGGAGCCGTAAATGGCTTTGGCGTTGTATGATCGTGTACAAGAAACCACGACAACTGCTGGTACAGGCTCGATAACACTCTTAGGAGCAGTACCGGGCTATCAATCTTTTGCTGTTGTTGGTAACGGCAATACTTGTTACTACACTATTTACGATAGCGCAGCTACAACACCAGCATGGGAAGTTGGTATTGGTACATACTCTACATCAGGACCAACATTAGCTAGAACTACGGTTCTTTCAAATTCAAACGGCAACACATCTCCAATAACACTTTCTTCAACTGCAAATACAAAAACAGTATGGGTAGATTATCCTTCTGAGCAAGCAGTTTATGGAAATGGTACAACCATTACGGCACCTTCTGGTGCTTTACTTCCTGTAGCAAATGGTGGTACTGGTGTAGCTGTTTCTACTGGAGCAAACTCGGTTGTATTGCGTGATACAAACGTAAACATATCTGCCAACAATACTTTTAACGGTATCACATCAACTACATCTGCTGCCGGTACTACTATTATGACGGCAGCATCCAGTTTTTATCAAAAACTTACTGGAACTACTACACAAACATATCAATTACCCGATGCAACCACTATACCTGCTGGTGCAACATATATTTTTGATAATGATTCTACTGGTGTAATGACAATTGTTAATGCAGCATCAGGTGCAGTAGATACAGTCCAACCCGGTTCTGTAGATTATATTTTTCTTGAAGCTAGCGGTACCGTTGCCGGATCTTGGAGTAACTATGCGTTAATTCCAGACACATATGATTTTAGCGGGTCAACCGCTTCTTTTGGTAATGCAACAATTACTAACGCAGTTTGGAATGGCACAATAATTGCTTCAGGTTATGGTGGTACAGGATTAACTACCTTTACTGGAGCTAATAATGCTTTGTATTCCACATCTTCTTCGGCTTTAACCGCTGGTACTTTACCAGTTGCTGCTGGAGGTACTGGAGCGACTACTTTAACTGGATATGTTTACGGTAATGGCACGTCTCCAATGACTGCTTCTACAACTATTCCTACATCTGCTTTAACTGGTAATTTTGTAACAACGGTATCTGGAACTGCAAATCAAATCACAGCATCGCCTACTACTGGGGCAGTTGTTTTAAGCCTACCGTCTACGGTAACAACTGGCGCTTATATTGCAACAGAAAACATTACTGGTTCTTTGACAGCTGGAGCATATAGTTATGGGACATTAGGATATTCAGACGTTAATATTTTTGCAAGCTATACATCTAATGTAAATAGCTACAATCAAATTGTTTTACAAAATACCAATTCAACTGGTAATTTAGCTTCAGCAGACTACATTGTATCTAATAATCTTAGCTCATCAACTACGTATTATGGTGACTTTGGCATGAATGGCGCTTCGTTTAGTAAAGCCATTTTTGTTGGCGGGAATGGTAATACCGCTGGAAACACAACACTAACTGTTACTTCAATAACTCAAGGCTATTTACCTAACCAACTTAATAGTCTTAATATTTATATTAGTGGTGTTGCATCTGGATATATTAACTACCAACTAACTTCCACAGCTTCTCCTGTGGCAACAACTACTAGAGCAAGCGGAGGAGCATCAGGAACTAATACTTTTGTGGTAAGTTCCGCTACAGGTATTGTTGTAGGTCAGTTAGTTTCTGGCACAGGAATCTCTTCAACAACTTGGAGTTATGTAGGTAACGTATCCGGCACAACCATTACCCTTGTAGATGCTTTTGGAACAGCAAAAAACTTTACCGCAAATGCAACAGGCACTTATAACTTTTATACTCAGGGTGGTGTAGGAACTTATAATGGATCTTTCATTGCTATTCCAAATGGAACAACTATTACTACTGATCCTTTAGCTGGATCATTTAATCTTCCGAATGCAGTTTATTTAACCTCAACAAGCTCAGATTTAGTTATTGGAACCACCACAAGCAATGCTGTGCGTTTTGTTGTAAATAGCGGCGCTACAGATGCAGCTTACTTTTCAACCTCTGGAGTATTTACACCCGCAAAAGATATATTGGTTAGTAACTATATTACTGTTGGTGGTGGGGCAGGTCAAAATTCTCAAAATGCTGCACTGGGATATAATGCTTTAGGAGCTAACACGAGTGGATCTGGTAACGTGGGTATTGGTTGCTCACCTTTAGTAAGTAATACTTCTGGCGGACAAAACATCGGTATCGGGTATTTTGCGTTAGGTGCCGTGACCACCAACGGACAAAACATTGGTATTGGTTATTTAGCAGGTAACGCTACAACAGGCTTTAACAATACATTTTTAGGATATAACTCCGGTAGTTCAGTAACTACTGGAAATTACAACGTAATTATAGGTTCTGCCACTGGTGCTGGATTTGGAATTGGAACTACAGGTTCTAACTATGTTGTTTTGTCTGATGGTGCAGGTAACACAAAAGAATGGTTTGACCCAAATGCCAATGAATTTCTTAACGGCAATTACCGCACAAATAACAGTTTAATGACAGTAACCCAAACTATTGCAGCTTCACAAGGCGGTAATTCTCAAAATACTATGAGTGTGGGTCCAATCACAATTAATGACGGTATTAGCATTACTATTGCTGACGGCGCTAACTGGGTAATCGTATGACAACAAGTAACTTAACAGTCGGTCAAATAACAGGTTCCTCCTCTAACTCAGGAGTGATTAACCTTCCTACGGCTAATAAAATTATTGGTGCAGATAGTGGTTCTATCCGTA